GCTGGCCAGGGATTGCACGGTCCTGGAGCTGGGTGCTTTCTACGGGTACTCCACCGTGGTGATGGCGTCGGTCGCGCAGAAGGTTTACTCCGTCGACTGGCATATGAGCGACGAGCACGCCGGGCAGTACGAAACGTGGGAAGGGTTCCGCGCGAACCTGATGGGTTACAAGGTCGATGACCGGGTGGTCGCGATCCGTGGCAGGTTCGAGGAAGAGGTCCCGAAGCTCGCCGCGAACGGTGTCCGGTGCGACGGGGCTTTCATCGACGGGCACCACTCCGAGGAATCCGTCCGCAGGGACCTGGGGCTGGCGCTGATGCTGGTCAAACCAGGCGGGTGGGTAGCGTTCCACGACTACGGCCGGTCCGAGGCGACAGGGCACGCGGGGTTCCGCATCACCCCGGTCGCGGATGAATTCGGTGTCACCGACGTGATCGGTTCCCTGGCGTGGGGTCTGGTACCCGGTGGCGACGGCTGACGGCCTCGCCGATTTCGTCCGGGGTCTCCCCGAGGGGCAACGTCACAAGGGTTTCTTCTGGGCTGCGGTGACCGCGGTTGAGGATGGGCTGCCACCCGGCGAGGTGGCGAAGGTCGCGAAAGCGGGGATCGACGCTGGCCTGGACGAGGCGTACGTGAAACGGACCCTCGCGAAGGTTCAGGGAACTTAGCGAGGAGGGGACATGGCGGTGTGTCCTGAGTGCGGGCTTCCACCTACGGTGCTGACCGAGGATGACACCACGGACCAGCCGTACTACCAGTGCGAGAACTTTCACACGTGGAAGGAAGACCCAGGGACGTGAGAATCTTCGCGGGTCACGACGGCGGGTCAGGGTGCGCGTACTGGCGGATGCTCCTGCCGATGCGGCACCTCGCGGAACACGGCTACGATATTACGATTGCGTCCGCTGACCTGGACAAAGGGAAAGCGATCACGGCGTCTACGATGGCCGGGCATGACGTGATCGTGGCGCAGCGGTTCAACAAACCCGGCGGGGTCCACGTGTACCGTGAAGCCCGCACCCCGCATAACCGGCTAGTGTACGAGCTGGACGACGACGTGTTCTCCATCAACGCGGAGAACTTCTCCGCGTACACCCTGTGGCAGAAGCCTGACATCCTGGACGCGGCGACCCACGCGATGGAAATCGCGGACGTGATCACCACCACCACGGAGCCTTTGGCTGAGGTGCTGCGGGAACATAACCCGAACGTGGTGGTCCTCCCGAACCACCTACCCGCGTGGGTGTGCGAGTTCGAGCGTAAGCGCCGTGACCGCCCAGCGGTGGGCTGGGCCGGGGGCGCGTCCCACGGGGTTGACGTGGGCATGATCGTATCCCCGGTGAAACGGTTCCTGAAACGGTTCCCCGGCTGGGATTTCCGCCTCCAGGGCACCGACTACCGTCCGACGTTCAAGGCGGGTAAACGGGTCGTGTTCACCAAGTGGGTGCAGGTCAACGACAACGAGCGGGAGTATTTCACGTCCCCCGACTGGGACATCGGCCTGGCTCCGATCGCACCGAACACGTTCAACGCGTCGAAGTCGGCGCTGAAAGCCCTGGAGTACGGGGCGCTAGGCATCCCCGTCATCGCCAGCGACTGGTATCCGTACCGTAATTTCGTGAAACACGGCGAAACGGGGTTCCTGGTAAAACGGGACCACGAATGGCTGGGGTACATGTCGGAGCTGGCCTCAGACGAAGGGCTGCGGAACAAGATGGGCGCGGCAGCCCGGGAGCAGGCACGGCAGTGGACCATCGAGGAAGGGTGGAAACTGTGGGAGAAAACGTACCAGAAGCTGTTCCGGTAGAAGAGACCCGCGGCGGTGAGGGTCCTGGCGACTGGAAGATAGCGTTTCAGGACTGGCGGGAAGAGTTCCAGAAATGGAAGAAAACCCACGGCACCCCGGAGGATAGTTCGGAATGAGCGACGTTCGTGACCTGCTGACCAGCGTCCGGCAGATCGAACGGAAATGGCAGAAACAGGTCGACATCGGTGACCAGCAGATGTTCACCGGGTGGATGCCCTCGGACGTGGCCCAGTTCCTGGTGCTGCTGATCGAGGCGATCGCTGAGGCCCCGGGGAAATCGTTCCTGGAGATCGGATGCGGGCCTGGTACGAAAATGATGCTGGCCCGGGACCTGTTCGGCCTGGACGTGACAGGGTTCGACCGGGTGACGGAGTACGTGGTCGCGGCGAAAGAGCAGGGGCTGAACGCCGCTGAGTGTGACGCGTTCGACTTCCAGGCGTACGGCAAGTTCGACATCGTGTTCTTCAACCGGCCGTTCCGTGACCGGCCCACCCAGGCGAAGCTGGAGAAACACGTGTACTCCAAGATCCGCCGGGGCGCTGTGGTGATAGCGATGAACCTGGAAACACAACCACCCGGTGACAAGTACCTGGTCGTCACTGATGACTGGGAATCACGCCGGGGAGTGTGGCTGAAACTGTGAACGTCCCTCTGCTGAACGCGTTCGATGACTGGGAATGCCCGAACTGCGACGTGACCGAACACACGATGGCGCTACCTCCGGGGTCGTCCCGGTTCCACACGTGCGCCGGGTTGCACATGCTCACCGCTCCCCTGGTCCGGGTGGGGACGCAGTGCAAGGTGGAGGCTGAGGAACGCGCCGACTACCTGGGTAAGGAAATCCAGAACACAGGGGACGACGGGAAACCGTACATGGCGATCCGCACGACCCGTGAAGACGGGGAAGACCTGGCGGTCAACGCGGGCCTGGCCCGTAACCGGCTGGGAGATTTTTTCTGATGAGCGAACCCGGCGAGACGCCGCACGTCGAAGCGCACGCGGGGCTTGCCACCGCGCACACCTCGGTTCTTCCTGAGCCGGTACCCGATAACGAGGAAAACGAGGACTGAGCCGTGGCATGGACTAACAGCGCCATCTTCCAGCAGGCCATGCTGAACCCGATCGCCCGTGGGGTGGCGGGTACGGCTGGTTTCCCCACTACGTACGCGGGCCTGACCGCTGACGCCTTGGTCAAGGCCGCGCTTTTCAACAACACCACGACCCCTGACAAGACGGTCTCGGCGGCGAACTCCGCGTACGCCGTGGGTCAGTGGGTTGTCGGTAACGAGCTGACCGACGCGAACTGGGCGGCTGGCGGGCGGGCGCTCGGCACCAAATCGTTCGCGATTGACACAGGCTCCAGCTCGCTGTGCTTCATCGCGGCGAACACTACGGGCGCTGGTAACGTCACGATCTCCGGTGCGTTCGGGTGCCTAGTCCACGACGGTACGATCACCGGTGGTACCGCCGCTGACCAGGGGATGTGCTATAACTATTTCGGTGGATCTCAGAGCGTCACCGCCGGAACATTCACCATCATCTGGGCAACAGTGGGGGCCGTTCAGGCGGTCTTTAACATCACGGTCTGAGAGAGCCACATGAAACGTAAATACCTGATCGCAGCAGGCGGCCTAGCGGTATTGCTGGCTGGCGGGCTGGGTGCTGGTGTAGCAGTTGCGGCGATCCCGGACGGCGGCGGCGTGATCCACGCGTGCTACAAAACTCCGGTTCCGGCTCATGGCACGCCACTTCAGGTGATCGACAGCGGAGCTGGCGGTTCGTGTGCTAGTGGGACTTTGCCGCTGACATGGAACCAGACCGGACCTCAAGGACCAGCTGGTGCGACGGGAGATACTGGCCCGCAGGGAGCGCCCGGAGCCTCTGGCTATCAGGTTGTTTATCAGCCAGCTACGATCCCGCATGGAGATGCCGGACAGGCCGAGGCGGAATGTCCGTCGGGCGAGGTTGCGGTGGGTGGCGGGTTTGTCCTCGGAAGCCCGCCTTTCGAGCAGAACATACACGTGCGGTCCTCGCGGGATTACACAAGAGGTGACATTAGCGGCTGGCAAGTGGTCGCTGACAATACCAACTCTGTCGATTACAGCATCGCGGCAGTGGCCTACTGCTTGGCGCTAAGCTGAGAAATTCGTGACTGTCCCTGTCACTGATACCGCCCGGGTTCTGTGCTGCACCGTCAGCCCGCACCCTGATGCGATGGCGGCGCTGAAACAGTACGCGCCGCAGGCTGAGCTGCTCGACGTGACCGGCGACAACTACGCGTACTGGGGCGCGATCCGGGATCGGTGGACTGGTGAGCGGGACCTGATCATCGTCGAGCAGGACATCGAGATCGGCCCGGACATGATCACTACGATGCAGTCCTGCCGACAGGACTGGTGCTGTTACGCATACCCGATCTTCCGGACGAAGGTCCGGCTGCGGGTCGGGTTGGGATGCATCAAGATCTCCGCCGCGGCGCAACGGAGAATTCCCGCAGAAAAAATCGCGGAGGGGTTCGATACCTGTGCTGCGTGCCGGGGTAAAGGCTGCTGGTGGCATCTTGACGGCCGGGTAGCGGCCATGCTGAAGAAGTACGGGTTCTTCCCCCACGTTCACGGGGATGTGACCCACCACCACGACTACGACACGGGCATGGTCGACGGTGAGGATGACGGCAGGCCGATCGAGTGGTTCTTCGAGGAGGGCGGCGATCAGTCCCCCGCTCTGGTCATCAACCCGGACCTGGTCCCGCCGCACACTCCCATCGGCAACAGCCGGGAGGCCATCGCCGCGGTGAACGAGCTGCTCAGGTTCCAGGAAATGATCGCCGCGGACACGTCGCTGGTCAGATCCCTGAACGGGGTACACGGCGCGATGATCCCGTTCCTTATCCACGCCGGGAAAGAACCTGGCGCATACGACACCGACAAGGTCGACCAGGGTTACATGCCTGCGTATAACACCATCGCTGATCAGCTCGGCGGGGACGCCAGGGTGTGCGAGGTCGGGGTTCTCGGCGGGGGTTCGCTGGCCACCTGGCGGGATTTGTTCCCGAAGGGGACGATCGCCGGGGTGGACACGAACCCGAACGCGCACTGGCCTGCGGGGACAATCAAGATTGTCGCAGGGCAGGACGATCCGGCGCTGCCTTCCATGCTGGCACCGCACGCGGAAGCGTGGGACCTTATCGTGGACGACGCGTCCCACGACGGGGACCTGACCGCCGCCACGTTCAGGTTGCTGTGGCCGCTGGTATCACCGGGCGGGTTCTACGTGATCGAGGACTGGTTCGTGGGGTTCGGGGATTATCACGGGATGTGCAAGAGCCCGCCGATGCTGGACCTGGTGAAGTCCCTGCTGGACCGGCTGCACCGCAACAGCGACACCGAATCCGTCAGCTACCGCTACGGCATGGCCATCATCAGAAAGAAGGTGTGACATGACGGTCCCGACACGTAAGGCGTTTGCTACTTTCGGTAGCGTAAACCGGGCAAACCCCACAGGAACAGCATTTATTGCTCAGATAATTGTGACCTATTACATCACGAATGCAGATGGTACGGATGGAGGCGGTGGCGCATTTGGGGTAAATGCAACCACTTCCGAAACTAGTTCCTCCATTAGGAAACAGGTAGAAGATATCATTCAAGGGGGCGACTCCTCCCTGGACGTGGTGATGCTCCCATGAGTTTTTACGCCGATGCCCCCGCTGAACTGCTGTACGCCATGCCGGGGGTTGGCGGTGCGGTCACCAACACGATCACGTCGGGGACAGCTGCTGGCGGTCCGCTGCTCGGCGGTGGAGGCGGCGGTGCTGGGTCGCTGGTCCCGCCGTGTGAGATTCCGCATAACTATTTCTCCAAGCAGGGCAAGGTACTGCTGGTCGACGGTGTCGGGGTTTACAGCCTCGGCACGACCGTTCCCACGATGAAGTTCGCGGTGGCGTTCGATAACTCGCCGCTCGGCACCCCGATCACGACGTTGTGCGCGACGGGCGCTTTCACCGCTGACACGACGTCCCGCGCGGCGATGGGTTTCAACTTCCGCGTGTACGTCACCGCGACACAGGTCGGCGTGAACGGGCTGCTGCAATGCTGGGGGTGGCTGAACTGGGGTATGGTCGCGTCGCTGACCACGACCGTGGCCGCCCCGCAGATCACCTACGTGATGGGTCCGGCGACCACCACCGCGATCAGTTTCAACACCACGCAGACCACCCCGGTGTACCTGTCGCCGTACGCATCGTGGTCCACGTCTTCCACGGGCCCGTCGATCACCCTGACGCAGATGTTCGTGTGGGGCCTGAACTGACCGTCTGACCGGGGAGGGCGGTGAGCTTAATGTTTGCACCGTCTGTCGTTGTTTATAAGGACGCTTACGCGAGCACTAGCGCCGCGACGAATGCCCTGGCATCGCGGACGGTGGCGACCGGTGACGTGGTGGCGGTTGTTGTTCAGATCGAAGACAATTCCGTTACCGCGTCGTCACTGGCGAAAACAGCCGGGACCGCGACGATCGGCACGGTCACCAAGCAGCGGGATGCGGGCACCGCCAGCCACGCCGGGAATGTTCTGTTCACGTTCCCGGTCACCGCTGGTGGCACGCTCACCATGACCGTGACCTGGGTGTCGACGCCGACGACCCGCCATTTCACCGCGTGGACGTATGTGGCGACCGGGTGCGGCGGCGTCGGGAACACGGCGATGACCACCACGTCATCAACTACGGTCACCGCCAGCCTAACCACCTCAGCGAACTCCTATGTGGCCGCACTAGCAGCAGACTGGAGTGCTACCGGAGGGGCTACCACAACGCTGACCCCCGCCGGGGGCGTGCTGGACGCGCACGAGGTCGATGGCGTAACAGATCAGGTAGCGAACGGGAGTATCTTCTCATCCCGGGGCGGGCACTGGGCTGATACCGGGGCACCGGCTACCACGTCCTACGGGGTAACTGTCCCGACGTCGGCGGCATATAACCTGGTCGTTGTCGAGTTTCTGGGATTGGCTTGGAGCGTTCTCCAGTCGAATCTCGGCGCGCTTGACCCGGGTGTTATTTCTCAGACCTACCTGAGTAACGTTTCGTCTGGCACTAAGCTGATCGCGTATATAACCTGCGGCGGCGGTAGCAACCCCGAAGTCACAGCGATCAAAGACGGCGCGCTTAACTCGATGACCAAGCTTGTGTCGGTGTTCAACAACGCAGACCAGGCAAGCGGTGAGCTGAGTATCTGGGCGATGGACACGCCCGCCGGGGACGTCGGTACTAAACCGACGCTCACAGCGACGGCGACTGGCGGTAACCAGTCATACAGCTTGGTCATCCAGGAAGTTGCGGGTCTGCTCGCAGGTAATACGACTGCGATGCTTGACGGTGGCGCTTTCGTCACGAAGACTGGCACGATCGCTGCGAACGGCTCCCTGACAGCTAATGCGTATTCTTCCGGGGCGGCTAACGAATTCCTCGTCTTTGTCGGCGCGGACAGCGAGGCAAGCATCATCACGTGGGGTGTCCCGACAGGCAGCACCACATATACGAGGGACGCCCACGCGGGGAACGCTTCTAATATTTTCAACTGCGTTCCCTGTTACGGTAACTCAACCGGCGGCGCGGAGACCGCATCGTCTGCGCTGACCGGAGTAACCGCTACCAGCGCGTACGCCACAGTGATCGGGGCGTTCAAGCTTGCCGCGGGTGGCGGCACCGCTGGTATGGGTGCGACACAGAACCGTCCGTCGAAATCCCGTATCCGCCACCATCACGGGGCGCGCAGGCAGCAGGTCCAGGCGACGTTCGGGTTCTCGTCGAACGACCTAACCGTCACCGCGCAGCTGGCCACAGCCACCGCCGTAGCGTTCGGTGATGACACCAACGCCTCGTTCATTGTCGCGGTCGGGGCTAACGCCGGACCCGTCACAGCCACCGCCGCTGCTCTCGGAGACGACAATAACGCTTCGTTCGCCTCGGCGCTCGGTGTTAACGCCGGGCTCGCATCTAGTACGGGCACCGCGCAGCAGCCCCTGGTCGCTGTCACCGTCAACGCGGGTCTCGCCACCGGTACTGGTGCGGGGCTCCAGGCTGGCGGCCAGAACGTTCAGGTTGCCACCGCGGCGGGCGCGGCGCAGTCCCCTGTCGCAGCGGTCGGCGCGAACGGTGGCGTAGCCACTGCGACGGGTGCGGCTCCCCCGTTCGGCATGGCGCAAGCCGGGCTGGCTACCAGCACCGGGACCGCTCAGCAGGCTGGCGGCCAGAACGTCCAGGTTGCTACCGGGGTAGCGGCTGGCAAGCAGCCCACCATCGCGATCACCGCGAACGCTGGGGTTGCTACAGCTGCGGGTATCGCGCAGCAGGCTGGCGGGCAGAACGTCCAGCTCGTCACCAGCACGGGTACAGCACAGTCTGCTACTGCTGCTGTCGCCCCGAACGCTGGCCTCGCTACCGGTACGGGTACACCACCGCCGTTCGGGATGGCGCAGGCGCAGGTTGCCACTGGTGTGGGTGCGGCGCTTCAGGCTACTGTTTCCACGTCGGGTAGCGCGAACGCACCAGCGGGGATCGCTACCGGGACCGGTACGGCACCGGACGCGACCGGGCAGGGTTCCTGGCCAGCCACAGCGGTTGGTGCAGCACCAGCGTCCGGGATGGCGCAGGCCCAGGTTGCTACGGCGGCTGGTACGGCACAGCAGGTCACAGCTCAGGGTTCGTGGCCTGCCACGGGCGCCGGCGCGGCGCAGCAAACCGCCGGGCATAATGTCACGGCTGCCACCGCTACGGGCGCGGCCCCCGCGTTCGGGATGGCTCAGGCAGGGGCTGCTACTGGTACGGGTACGGCTCCCCCGTTCGGGATGGCGGAAGCGCAGCTCGCGTCCGCTACGGGCACAGCACAGCAGCCCACGGTCTCCACGTCCAGCAACACCAACGCCCCGGCGCAGATCGCTACGGGTACGGGCACGGCGCAGCAGCCGACCGCGCAGGGATCCTGGCCTGCCACCGCTACGGGCACCGCGCAGCAGACCGCTGGTCACAACACCCAGCTCGCAACGGGTACTGGTACGGCTTCCCCGTTCGGGATGGCGCAGGCGCAGCTCGCCACGGGCACGGGGACGGGTCAGAACGCGACGGTCTTGTTCGGGTGCAACGCCCTGGCGGGGCTCGCTGCCGCTTCGGGTTTCTGCCAGCAGCCCGCCGGGCATCAGGCTCAGTTCGCCACGGCGATCGCGGCGGCTCTCCAGCCGTCCGTGTCGGCATCCTCAGCGGTCGTCAAGGCCCACGCGGTCACCTCGGTCACCGGGAAACCGGGCGCGGGAACGATCACCGGCAAGACAGGTAACAGCACGAATGTCACCGGCAAGCCGGACGCTGGGACAACCACAGGCAAGACGGGCAACAGCACGTCGGTCACCGGGAAGGCGCTGGCAGGGAGCGTAAGTTAGAGGTACGGTTTTTTATGGTGACGTGAAGTATTCTATGGGACATGAAACGTAGAGTCGCCGATACCCCTGAAGATCTACCCTGCGTACGATGCGGACAGCAAAAACCGGTCAGCGAATTCTCGGTGATAACCAGACAGGGACAGCAGTGCTACTACAGCTACTGTAAGCCGTGTAAAAAATCTTACCGGCCCGAGGAGACAAGAAAATCCGCCCGACGCATCATGGGTCAAGCGCCCGAGGAACTCTCTTGTGCGCGATGCGAGCAGAATAAACCCCTTTCAGGTTTTGCGATCAGAACCCTCAAGGGCGTGGTTCGATACCACAGCTACTGCAAAGACTGTGAGAATAAATACGCCCGCGATTTCCGAGCTAAAGATCGGGAAGCGACGAAAAAGAAAGACAGGGCTTACTACAAGGCTAACCGGGAACGGATCCTGGCTAGTAGCCGTCGGTATCGAGTCGAGACTGGATTCAACAGAAAGCAACACCTGAAAAGATACAACCTGACGCCTGACGAATACCAGGTGCTCCTGGTGAAACAAAATGGTGTCTGTGCAATCTGCCGGAGACCTCCCTGGGGAAAGCGGAACGTCTTGATGGTGGATCATGACCATGAGACTGGAAAGGTCCGCGGCCTACTCTGCTCCACCTGCAATGTAGGACTCGGTGCGCTGCACGATGACGCCGAATTGCTACGTGTAGCGATAGCTTACCTGGAAGGAGGATGATGCCATGACCGCCACGGTCTTCTATTTACGACAACGTTAACGAACTCGCCACTATCAACGCTACGTTCACCAACCTCGCTGGGGTGCCAACCAACCCGACCGTGACAACGTGTGTTGTCACGGACCCGGCCGGGGTGCAGGTCATCCACACGTTCGGGGGTGCCGCGCCCGCTGATATCACGAACCCCAGCGCGGGTGTATTCAAGCTGGACGTGTCGTGTGTCCCCTCGACGGCGGGGGTTGAGGGGTTGTGGAGCTACGCGTTCATCGGGACCGGCGGGGCGTCCGACGTGCAGCCGGGGACGTGGCGGGTCCTCGGTATAGACCAGAACCGGTGGTACGTGGGGCCGGAGGAACTGAAAGACCGCCTCGGGCAAACCGACACTTCCGTCGATTCGGTGATCACGTCGGTGTGCCTGGCCACGTCACGGTGGATCGACCGGTATTGCGGGAGGCATTTCTTCCGTGTCACTGACACGCGCACCTACCAGCCGTATGACATCTGGCTGCTGAACACCGACGACATCACGTCCGTGACGACCCTGAAAATCGACAATGACGGCGACGGGGTGTATGAGACGACGTGGACGCAGGGCACGAACTACATGCTCCGGGTCGGTGACGGGCAGTTCAACCAGTTGTCCATGGGTGAGCTGAAACCGTACACGCAGGTACAGGTGATCGGCGGTACGACAGGTGCGGCGCAGTGGTTCCCGTTCACGTGGGCGTTCTCCCACCTGGACCGGGTGCAGATCACCGGGGTGTTCGGGTGGCCGCAGGTCCCCCCGGTGGTGGCGCAGGCTGCGTTGCTGATCGCCAGCGACTGGTTCAAGCTGAAAGACGCACCGTGGGGGGTGGCGGGTATCGCTGATGTGGGTGTCGTCCACATCAACCCGAACCCGTGGATCTGCCAGCAGCTCCGCCCCTACTTCCGGGGACGGGGCAAGGTAGGCGTGTAGGGGGGGGACATGGGTAAGCAGATCAGGATCAAGAAGATCAAGCGCAAGCCGAAGCCAAAGGATTAATGCGTGGCTGATGTTAACGCGATATGCCAGGGGCTGGCGACCCGGCTGGCTACGACGGGGCTGAAAGCGTTCCCGAACGCGCCGGGTCAGGTTGTCCCCCCCGCTGTGATAGTGATCCCGAACCGCCCCTCGATCCTTTACGGGCAGACGATGGACGGTGAAACGCAGGTTAACCTCCTCGCGATCGTGCTGCTGTCCGCGGCGAACGACAACACGGGGCAGGTCCCGCTGAACGCGGCGGTGTCCTCGTCGGGGGCGGCGAGTATCAACGCGGCGGTCCAGGCGGACCCGTCGCTGGGCGGCACATGCGAGTTCGCGCTTGTCACCCAGGTCGCCACGTACGGGATTGTCGAGTACGCGGGGCAGAACTACATGGGTGCGACGTTCGTGGTCGAATGCGGCGCGCACCTCTAAACAGATAGGCGGTACAGCGTGCGGATTCTCGTGGTCCACCCGGGCCCCAACTTCAGCGTTGCGGACGTGCACGACGGGTGGGTGGAGGCGCTACGCGGGCTGGGTGTCGAGGTCGCGTCGTTCAACTCCGACGACCGGATCCAGTTCTACGGCCACGCGCTGATAAGCACGGGTGACGTGGATGACACGGGGCACCCGCTGGTACGCCGGGCGATGAACGACCAGGACGCGCTCCGGATGGCGATGCAGGGCGTATCCCACGCCGCGTTCACCATGTGGCCCGACGCGGTACTGTTCGTATCCGGGTTCTTCGTCACCCCGGGGCTGATGTCGCTGCTCCAGTCCAGGCGGATGAAAGTAATCCTGCTCGGCACCGAGTCGCCGTACCAGGAGAAGATGCAGCTGGAACGGGCGCAGTGCTCCGACATCACCCTGCTGAACGACCCGACCAACATCGAGGAATACCGCGAGCTGGGCATCGTGGCGGAGTACGCCCCGCACGCCTACCGGCCGTCCGTGCACTACCCGCTGAGCGGCGAACCCAACACGGACCTCAACGCGGACCTCGCGTTCATCGGGACAGGTTTCGCGTCCCGCATCGACTTTTTCGAGCGGATGAACCTGGACGGCCTCGACGTGCTCCTCGGCGGGTGCTGGCCCCTCGCCGCGAAGTCCCCGCTACGGCAGTACATGGGCCACGACATTGAGGAATGCGTCCCGAACTACGAAACCGCCGAAGTGTACCGCAACGCGAAATGCGGGATCAATTTCTACCGCCGCGAGTATGACGACGCAGACGACGCTGCCACCACCACACCGTGGGCCATGGGTCCCCGTGAGGTGGAACAGGCGGCGTGCGGCATGTTTTATCTCCGTGACCCTCGCGCTGAGGGGGACGAGGTACTGCACATGCTGCCCACATTCTCCGGCCCCGAAGACGCCGGGGAGCAGCTCCGCTGGTGGATCGCCCATGAAGATGAGCGTGAGCAGGCGGCACTGAAAGCGCGTGAGGCCATCGCCGACCGCACGTTCACCAGCAACGCGAAACGCCTGCTGGAACTCCTGGAAGACTAACAAGAAGGAGCACAGCAAATGTCACGTATTCACGGCAGGAACGGTATCGCGTACATCGGCGTGACCGGTCCTGGTGGTGGCGGTTCCGCAGTCACCGGTACGCAGCTCGCGTCGCCGATGGCCTTCCTGACTGACTGGTCGATTAACTTCGTGGTCAACAAGGTTGACGTTACCGCGATGGGTGACCCGAACCTGATCTGGGTCGCTGGTCTGCCTGACGCATCAGGGGACTTCAGCGGCTTTTATGACACTGCCACGGCCCAGACGTATGTCGCAGCCACAGACGGCCTCAGCCGTAACATGTACCTGTACCCGTCGACGCTGGGCGCGCAGGGCACGACCCCCGGCCAGTACTTCTTCGGAGCTGTGCTACCTGACTACTCGGTGTCCGGCGGTGTGTCTTCGGCTGTCAGCCTGAAGTCGACGTGGAACGCTGCTACGCCGATCATCCGTTACCCGGCTTCCGGTATCGTCGGTACCTGATCCGTTTGTGGCAGCGCCCCTGGGCTATTGAGGGGCGCTGCCACGCCGCTGGGGAACGGCACCACTCATGCTACATCAGCAAGGAGGTCACACCCCTGTGGCATACGACGTCGACGACGCCGCCGAACGCGGCGCGATCGAACTACAGCAGGCAACAGACCCGGAGCTGTCCGGCGAAGTCATCTCCCCGACCAGGGTTATCACACTGGCCGGGGAGAATTTTCGTGTCGCGGAGAAAGTCGGCTTGATGCCGTTGCTGAAGTTTTCCCACGCGGCGAATCTCCGCTCCGATGATGAGAAGGCGTACGCGGCGATGTATGAGATCCTCCGGGACGTGATCTTGGAGGATGAGGACCCGTGCGGGAAATGCGCCGGGTGTAAGGCGGCGGGCACGGACCCGTCGGCGGGGGACTGCGCGTACGCCGATGAGGGGGACTGGGAACGGTTCCAGCAGCACGCGGTGGACTGCAAAGCCGACGCGGATGAGCTACTCGACGTGGTGTCGCAGGCGATCAAGGTGATTTCGGCGCGCCCTACCGAGTCGCCGTCCGGCTCCTCCAATGGACGGCGGAGCACTTCACCGAAATCGACGGCGGTCAGATCCGTGCGACAGGCCGGGGTATCAAAACGCTCACCCCGCGGGAAGCGTGCAACCTAGCGATTTCCTGTATCACCGAGGGGATGGAAACCGCCGAGGACCGCGAGCAGTTCATGGAGGAGCTGTACGCGAAGGGCGGCGACGCGGAAAGCACGGCGAAGGATCAGCTTCGTGAGCATTTGAAGGCACTGGGTGTCAACTGGGACGGGGAGGTTTGATGGCGGTCATCAAGATCAGGTTCAATGAGGCGGAAATCCGCGCGTTCCTGTCCAACCCCGCCGGTCCTGTCGCGCACCTGATACAGGAGCTGGGTGGCCGGGCGGCGGTGTACGCCAGGGCGAAGGTGCGGCGGCGGGCTAAGGCCACTCCGGGTAGGGGCGGCGTGGGTGGCGGGTTCCCCCCTGGTTTCACCGCGATGACGGTCCACGATTACCTCCACGCGGTCGGTTCGGACACCCCGTGGGAGGAACTGGCAGCGTCAGGCGCGGCGGTGTTCCTGGAGAAGGGAACCAAGAGGCACATCATCCAGGCGTCCGGGCCGTGGTCCCTGTCGAACTTCGAGAGGGGTTATTTCGGGCCGGTCGTGAACCACCCTGGTGCGCGCCCGTACCCGTTCCTGCTGGAATCCCTCTGGTCGTTGCAGGGTCAGGTCTGACATGCCAGGAGACCGTCTCGGGACAGTATTCGTCGGTTTGGAAGCGGACGCTTCGCTGTTCCGCGCCTCCGCTCAGGCGGGGATCAAGAAGTCCCTCGCCGGGGTCCGCGCGGACATCCCTCTCGGGGTGGATTCCAGGCGGGCGAATATGCTTGTCAAGGAGCTGAAGGCGCGTATCGACTCGGTCAGCGACAAGCTGGTGACCATCAAGGTCACTGACGCTAAGGGTGAGGCGGTCGTCGGCCGGTTGCAGAAACGCCTGTCGGACCTGGCGAAGAAACTCGCGACAGTGACGCTACAGGCCGACCCGGCTAAGCTGAACGCGACAATCGCGAAGGAGGAAGCCCACCTCGCTAAATTGCAGGAGCAGGCTTCCAGCATCAAACTTGACGCTGACGACGCGGCGTTCCTGTCGAAAATAGCGGACTTGAACGCTGAGTATTACCATCTGGACAAGCGGATCCAGAAGGGCATCAAGATTAAGGTCGACGCGGACGCTGCGGACGCCCGTCTGCTCGCTATTCTCGCGGAGATAGAGCACCTGGAGGGTGACCCGCATAATCTCACGCTGATGATGAACGCCGACTCGGTCGATAAGGCTATCGTCGCGTCGGAGCGGAGGATCGCCGAGCTGAAATCTGAGGCGGCGAACCTGCATCTGGGTTTCAGGACTCAGGACATCGGGGGGATGAACGCGGACCTGCTCGGTATCCAGGCGGCGATGCACGGCCTCGGGGGGTCCGTCGATAAGGTCAGTGACAGGCTCACCAGGGGACGTGTGTCCTGGTTCGGGTGGATCGGCGGCCTGCTGTCCGCTAAGGTGGCGTTGTTCGCGGGGGCGCGGGAAGTCGGCGGCCTGCACCTGGCGCTGGACAGCCTCGTCGAGGTGTTCGCGATCCTGGTACCTGCCCTGGCGGTGCTGTCCCTGGGGCTGGGCGCGTTCGCCGCGGCGGCGTTCCTCGGGCAGCACACCCTGGAACGCATCGTCCACCACATGCAGAACCTTCAGGTCGTTGCTGACGCGACCGGCCAGAAGATACCCCCGCTGACCGACCATTTCGACAAGCTCGCCCGCGTGATCCGCCCGCAGGTGTTCGAGTTGATGGGTCAGGCGCTCGGCGGGGCTGGTAAAGCGATGGGTGTCCTGGACGGGCTCGCTGTGGGCACCGGGAAGATCCTGGACCGGTTCGCCGCCCAGATCGTCGTCGACATGCAGGGCGGCGGGCAGGGTATCAAGACGTTCGTCAAAACCGGCACGGAAGACCTGAAGCTGCTCGGTGGCATCTTCGTGAACATCGGTCATGTCATCGCGCAGCTCGGCCGTATCGCGGCGCAGACAGGTATCGCCGAGCACCTGCTGAAGGGCCTGGCTTTCGCGTCGAAGGCACTCAGCTTGTTCCTGGACCTCCCGGTGCCGCTACTGGCCCTGGTCGCGGGGTTGCATGGTATTTACCTGTGGTCCGGGCTGGCGACCACGGCGCTGGTGAAAATGGCGCTGGGCCCGGTGCGGGGAATAGCAGCCATGGTCGGGGGGATTGACCTGGCCACGGGAGCGGTCCGGAACCTGGATAAAGAATCGGGCGGCCTCAAACGGATCAAGGCGTACAGTAAGGACATCGGGACGGGGTTCGCGGCGGTACCGGGGCGGGTCAAGGCGCTCGGGAAGGCGCTACTGGGGCTGGCGGCGAACCCGTGGACGTGGGCCGTGGTCGGGGTCACGGCGCTGATCGGCGTGTCCATCTGGCTTGCCACGACGAAGACGCGTGCGCAGCAGATGGCGGCGGCGCTGGACAAGCTGGTCTCCCACGCGTCGATTTTCAACGTGATCAACACGACCGCCGCGGCGGCGGCCACAGCCAGTAAAGACCTGACCAAGGCGCAGAGAGACCTGACCAAGGCGACGACAGACAGCGGTACCGCTGCGAACGGGGCGGCCAGCCGGTACAAGCAGTTCGACTGGAGCGGCAAGTCGCGGGACGTTATTACGTTCACCGATTCGCACAACAAGCTGACCGGGCAGCTTGTCCTGGAAACGAAGCGGCTCACCCAGGTCTCCGATAAGTTCGGCACTAAGGGTCTCGCCGGGGCGATGGCGCTGGCTGCGCTCGCCGGGGTGGATGTCAACAAGCAGCTCCTGGGGAACTCCAAGGACTGGGCGATCGCGGTCCAGCAGATCCAGGGGCTGGTCGACGGGTACGCGGCGATGGGGCAGGGTTCGGGTCAGCTCGCATCGGACCTGAACGCGTTGACGGTCGCCGGGTCCGAGCAGATCAAGGCGATGGGTCAGCTCAACGACGCGTACGACACGTTCATCAAGATCACCTCCGGCCCCACCACGGGTTTCATCACGTTCGCTGAGGGTCTCGTCCGGTTCAGCGAAGACTCCAAGAAAGCCGGCGCGCGGATGGAGGGGTTCGGCGGGGCGATCGAGAACACGTCGAAGAAGGTACGTTCCTCGTCGCTTCAGCTGCGGTCGGATTTCCAGGACACCATCAACAACGCTGAGCAGATGGCCGACGCGATGCGGCTGACGGGGACCTCAGCGGGCACGCAGATCAGGGCGATCAAACTGGTAACTCAGGTCCTGATCCCGATGGCGGGCAGTAATAAGGCCGCCGCCGCGGAGATTCACGCGCTGGCGCAGGAGGCTGGGGGCCCAGCGCAGGGAAGCCTGAAAGACCTGGCGAAATGGGCGGGGAAAACGAATGACCCGCTGACCGCGCTGGACAAGGTAGCGCAGGACACGTCGGTTTCGTTCTCGAACCTGTCGGTGGACGCGCAGAAGCTGGGTACCGCCCTGTCGCAGGACCTGTCGAAAGACATGGCTATCGCGGTGGAGAACGCTGTGGGTCTCCAGGGCGCGATGAACACGTTCGCGCATGACATCCGCGACGCGGGCACGTCGATCGGGCAAACCGAAACGGACCGCAAGAAGCTGATCGACGACCTCGCCGCGCTGGGTATCAAGGGCCCCGCCGCCGACTCGATCATCAAGGCGATCGTCGGTCGTCTCGGCAACGCGAAGGGCCCGGTCAACGCGGCGGCGGCAGCGTTCGAGAAGTTCGCCACGGACGGCCTGGACTTGTCCACCGCCAAGGCTGACAAACTGTGGAAGGAGCTGAACAAGTCACCGCTACTGAAAGCAGCCGGCGACGCGACCACAGCCCGGGATAAATGGATCAGCCTGGCGATGGACGGTTTCGACCTGAGCCGCGCTAAGGCTGACAAGCTGTGGAAGATGCTGCGGATGCAGTACCTGACCAAGCTGTCCACCCTGGTCGACACGTCCAAGGACAAGTGGATCAAGCTGGCGATGGACGGCCTGGACCTGAACCGGACCGCGGCTGAGAAACTGTGGAAGAAGTACGGTGAGCAGCGCCTAGACGAGATCGGCCGGAAGACCGACACGACCAGGGGTAAGTTCGAGCGGCTCGCCAAGCAGATCGGAATCAACAAGGACAAGGCTGACCTGTGGTTCGACGCGCTGCACCGGCTGCCGGCGCACACGAACCTGGAAATCAAGGTGACCGCGGCGGGGTTCGTTAACGTCAACGGGGTCCAGATCAGCGCCGGGGCGTACTTCTCACCGCACGCTGAGGGCGGGTTCATCTCCGGGGGCACGCCGAACAGGGATTCCGTACCGGGCATGCTGATGCCCGGTGAGGTTGTCGTCCCCACCAAGATGGTGAACCAGGGTGCGGTCGATCACCTGCGCGGGCAGCTGCCTGGATTCAGCCGGGGCGGCCGGGTCAGGGGGTACGCGGCTGGCGGGCTGGTCGGGGACGCCGGGGATCTGCGGCTCGATTTCCCGCAGCGGTCACAGAAAGCGATCAACAGTTTCGCGATCGACTCGACGATCAGGACCGCGGTGGCGGCTACGAAAGCGTTCGCCGCGTTCGTCAAGATGCAGATGGCGAACATGGGCGGGTCCGGCAGCGACATTGTCGGTTTCGCCCGGTCGTTCCTCGGGAAGATCCCGTACCGGTTCGGCGGGACGACCATGCAGGGGATGGACTGCTCCGGGTTCACGTCAATGGTGTATAAGCACGCCGGGTATAAGAATATCCCGCGTACGTCCGAAGCTCAGGGGTCGTGGGTGACCGCCACGCACACCCCGCAGGCGGGCGGCCTGGCGTTCTACCACTCCCCCGCTGGCGGCCCTGACCCGGGTCACGTCGCGGTCATCGACCGGGGTGCGAACACGGCGATCAGCCAGGGTGGCGGGCTCGGCCCGAAGATCATCAGGCTGCACGCGTTGCCGCTGCTGTGGACTGGTGTCCCGCCAGGCGGGTTCAAGGGACCGTCGGGAGGTAAGTCGGGTACGGCTCCCGCGCAGGCGCAGGCGTGGATGAAAGCGCATCTCGGTGACTACGGCTGGGGTCAGAACCAGTGGAATTCTCTGCGGGCCCTGTGGAACGGGGAGTCCGGGTGGCGGTGGAACGCTAACAACCCGTCCTCGGGTGCGTACGGGATTCCGCAGAGCCTGCCGGGGAACAAGATGGCGACGGTCGGGGCGGACTGGCGGACCAACCCGGTCACTCAGATGCGGTGGGGCGCGGAATACATCCGGGGGGTTTACGGGAACCCGAACACGGCGTACAGCAAGTGGCTGGCGCGGTCCCCGCACTGGTATGGCATGGGTGGTGAGGTGCCGTCCTACGCCGCGGGGGGGACGGTCGGCGGGCTG